GTCAAGAACTATGTTGACATTACAAACCGCTGGGCGCATCCGCCTTATGAAAAACACGTGAACTTTGAGGGCGAGGTCGATCTGACGCCTGACGGTGAGAACGTGGTGATGGAATTGGGCATGGTCAGGGCTATCGACCAGCGGATGTTGGGGAATGTGCCCATCACGGAGAAGGCCGTTGAGATGTTCACCGAGAAAATCCAGAGGATTTTCTTTGTTGATGTATTCCGCGGCCTGTCGCAACTGACGCAGCGCATGACTACTATGGAAGTCGCTGAACGGTTGCATGAAGGGATGAAGCGCATCTCGCCGATGGCCGCGCAGTTATACGAGGACATGAACCGTGTCGTCGAACGGGCCGTGGACCTGTTGGTGCGAAACGGATTGGCTGCCATTCCCCAGGAACTTTCAGGGGCCGAATGGTCGATTGAGTATCTTGGGGCGTTGTCTCTGGCCTTACGAGACAAGGAAGCGTCGGCCTTTTTGCGGTTCAGTTCGTTCATAGTCAACATTGCGGCGGTCAGGCCGGAGGCCCTGGACACCATCAATTTCGACGATGCCTTGCCGGACATGGCCCGGTATTTTGGCGTCAAGAGTACGCACATCTCCACGCAGGATCGCATCGACGCGATACGCCAAGAGCGTGCAAAACAGATGGTCGCCCAACAGACGATTCAGGCTGCACAGGCGGCGGGAAAGACTTACAAGGATACCAGCGGCGCGCCGGAGGCTGGCAGCCCGGCCGCCGAACTCGTCGGCGCAGGAAAGGGATAACATGCCGCTTACTGCGAAGGGTGCGAAGATCATGGCCAAGATGATGGCCGAGTATGGCCCCAAAAAAGGTAAAGGCGTATTTTACGCCTCGGAAAATAAGGGAACCATCAAGGGTGTCCACAAGAAAAAGGGCAGAAAATGACGGACGCAGAACGGGCTATCCTGGCTGACTACATAGACGTATTCGCCACGCCTGCCGGTAAACGGGTGTTGGAGGATATGAAGCGTCGGGCAGGGTATTACGGGTCATGTGTCGTGGAGGGCGGATCACCAACTGCTGACGGCGAGAAGCGAATCGTGTGGTTTGAATCTCGCCGGGCATTCGTAATCGGGATCGAGGGTAGGGCGAAGTACGACTTTTCCAAGGAACCTGTAGAGAACAAGGAGACAAAAAATGCCTGATGACACTGGGGAGCAGAGTTCTGCGGCGGAAACGCAGGGAGATTCTGTCCAGACCGAAGTGAAGTCGTTTGTCGGCGAGGATGGGACGTTCAAGGAAGGTTGGGTGGATGCCTACGTGCCGGAAGATTTGCGGCATTTGGGCGATTACCGACCTATTACCACGGTGGCGCAGTTGGCGAAGGAGTTTGGACACGCCAAGACGCTCATCGGGCGTCAGGGCAAGGGTATCATGCCGTTGTCGAAAGACGCCGGGCCTACAGAAAGAGAGGCGTACTACAATGCTCTTGGCCGGCCCAAGACGCCCGACGACTACACATTTGACGTGCCGGACGACATGAAGGAGATGTACGGGCCGGATCAGGTCAAAGACTTATTGGCAACGATGCACGGTCTGGGGTTGACGCAGGAACAGGTGAAGGGTGTCATGGCCCTGGATATACAGAATGCACAGAAGGCTATTGCCGACCGCGACAGTTCTCGAAAAACGGCCTACGATGCCGGGTTGAAAGTCCTGAAGGCAGAATGGGGCGATGCGTTCGACCTGAAGATGCAAATGGCAAATCGTGTCATCGAGGAAAACGTACCCGCCGACAAGAAAGAGGAGGTTTTGGAACGGTGGGGTAACGATCTTGAACTGACCCGTGTGTTGTCGGCTATCGGAGAGACCATGTTGGAAGATACGATGGCCGATGCAGGAGGGGCAGGCCAAGGACCCCAGACGCCGGATGAACTTGAGCGCCAGGCGCGCGAGTTGGTATCGACTCCGGGGTATCTTGACGGTCGTTTGTCGGAAGCGACGCGCGAGAGGCTGCGTAAGGAGATTCACGACCTCAATGAAAAGGCCCGAAGGGCCAGAGAAAAGTCCTAGATAGCCCATGTGGGTCTAGGCGGACTTGCTGGAAAGACAGCACGTCGAGCGGACGTAAAACGCAGTGCCGGTCTCCGCTGTTCAGGAGGCAGCCGTGCGCGAAACTGTGCGTGTGGCTGTTTAACCTGAACATTTGTCAAGGAGACCGAAAATGCCTTACACTGGCGAACAACTCTATGGCAAGGAGTTCGAGCCGTACATTGACCTCCTGGCCCAGCAGAAAACCTCATTGCTTCGCTCGCGCGTGACGTTCAAGCGCGTGGTGAACGCCGAAGAGATGTATTTCCACCAGATTCAACCCCTGGATGCCCCCACAGCCAACTCCGAACGCCACGGTGAAACGCCGTCGCGCGAGGCCGTTCTGCTTCGTCGGCAGGTTGTTCCGCTTCCTTTCGAGGACGGTTATCTGATCGACAAGCCGGACGTGGCCCGGATGGTGGTATCCCCGGAGAACGTTATCGTCCAGTCGCTCGGCGGTTCGTTCGGGCGATGGATCGACGATCTTATCATTGCCGCCGTGATTGCCGATGTCAAAGTCGGCAAGGCCGGTGGAACGACCGTCACGTTCAGAGCCGAGTCTCGCGGTGTCAACGCCGTTACAGCCGGGACGATTTCCACTCTCGGTACGGCGGTTGACATGACCACAACCCCCGTCACGATGGAACTGGCGAAGATTCTGGCAATGGCCCAGATATTCGACGAAGCCAACGTGCCGGAAACTGACCGCAAGTTCTGGGCTATCTCGCCCAAAGACAAGCGGGCCATGTTGGACATCGAGGAGATCACCAGCAGCGACTTCTCGTCCAAGCGTCTCGAAAATGGAGTCATCGGCAACTTCGCCGGGTTCGACTTTATCCCGACCACGAGGTTGTTGAAGGATTCCACTGGCGTCAGTAACAGGACGTTCGCGTGGAGCGAGGGCGGCTTGGGTCTGGCGTTCATCCAGGACCTCAGCGTGAGTGTGGACCGTCGGCCGGATCGCAAGAACGCGACGGGTATTTATGCAACCATCGATGGGGGCGCTGTCCGCGTCGAGGGGGCAAAGGTTCACGAGTGCGGTACGGCTGTGTAGTCGTACTGTATAACCCGAACTTCTCGCGTGAGCGAGAATTGAAACCATACGAAAGGAATCGAACATGCCTTACACAAAACCTCGTACCCTTGTTGCAGCAAACGTAGCGGACTATGGATTCCGCTATGCCGACACCGTAAAACGGCACGACCTCGGCTCGTTCATGGACACACCCGATGGTCGCAGGTTCCGCCACTGCTTCGTCGGCACTGGCGGGGTGCAGGCCGAGTTCGGTTGCTGCTTCCCGTACAAGACCGTGGCCGTTGCCACCGCTCCGACACAACTGTTAGGCGGTGGTGTGGTCGGGTCTAACAAGGTCACAGTCACCATCGGTGCATCTGAGCAACCCGCCAGCGGAGCGTTCTCTGTGGACGATCCGTTCCTGGTCGGCGGGTACGTCGTCATCGGCAACGGCACGAGCCAACACCCGATGAATCGCATGATCACCGGCAATACTGCCTGCACCGACGCTGGCGGAACCATCACACTCACGTTGGATGAACCGCTGGACTTGGCGGTGACGGTTGGCGCCACGACCATCGAGGTCATGTTCAACCGTTACGCCTATGTCACCAGCGGCAACGTGACCAACAGTGACTACGTTGGCTGGGTCGGTATGCCTGCCGTTACCTGCGATGCCGGGTGTTATGTCTGGGTTCAGACTCGCGGGCCGTGCTGGATAACCAGCAACAGTAACACCTGCAACTCGGCGGGCGACCGTAGCATCTACTTCGTTTCCAACGGTTCCTGTGTTTCCGGCGACGACGAGGCTTCGACGGATAACACGCGCCAGTGGATCGGGTATGCCATCGACGCGAGTTCGAGCGGTGCGAGCAATGCGCCGTTCGTCATGCTACAAATGGAGTAGAACCTCCATTGTTTTGACGGTTCTCGGAAGGGCGGGGTTGTCCTCCCCGCGCCTCGCCCTTCCATTTTTTAAGGTGTGGCCATGACGCTCACCAAAACCAATGTGTGCCAACTGGCCCTTGACCGGTTAGGGTCGGCAATCACACTATCCAACGTGGATAGTGACACAACCGTAGAGGCCATTCAGTGCAAACGGCACTACGACGTAACGCTGAGCGGCCTCTTGCGCTCGCATCCCTGGAACTTCGCGTCGGTGTGGGCAGACTTGATTCGTGACGCGGCGGCAGTTTCGGGAACGTCCTCCGGGTCCAATGCGGCACTGACTATGGCCGATACCAGCAAGACCTGGACGACCAACGAGTTTGCCAACTACTACCTCTGGATCACCGGCGGGACGGGCGTTGACCAGATTCGCCTCATCGCCTCAAACACGAACACGGAAATACTGACGGTGACGCAGGCATTCGTGACGGTTCCTGACGACACCAGCACCTATGAAATCTGGCAGTATTCGCCGCCGTACCCCTGGGATTATCAGTACCTTTTGCCGAGCGACTTTTTGCGGTTGGTGGATAGCGACCCCCGGCAGGAGGCCTTTGAGATTGAGGGTACGCGGGTCAAGTCTGACAGCGACTCCATACACGTTGAGTACGTTCGGAACATCACCGATCCGACGTTGTTCGACGCACTGTTCGTGGAAGTGATGATACTGGCACTGGCCGCGAAGATTTGTATGCCGCTCTTACGAGACAAGACGTGGGAAGTGAGGTTACAGCAAGAACTGGCCGCGGCGCTGGTCAAGGCCCGGCTTGTGAACCGCACGGAAGAGAATAAGCGGCACGAGTTGACGTGGAATGAATCGCGTGGAACAAAGGTGACGTAATGCCGACACTTGGACAACAAGGGATTTTAGGAACGAGTGTAAGACTTGTTCCCGAAAGCGTCGTGTATGGCGAAACGCTTGATGACTACACCATCCAATGCGATTATTCCCTGCCCCCGAATTACCGCGAGGCGCAGACCCCGCGACTTGGCGACGCTTTCCCCGGATACACGGCCCCCTGGGGCCACATCGTGGTCGAGACAGGCAGTTATACCTCGATGCGCGGGCCGGATCGCGGGGCGTTCATTACCGGTGTGAAATACGCGCGGGCGAAGGTTCCGTTTGAGAGTGGCATCAACGGCGTGTACGAGATTGCCCGCCGGAAACAGACTGGCCGGCTTGGGCGTCGCATGGGAACGCGAGTATTCCTGGTGGCCGATGACGATGC